ATCATCCAGACCATACGTATCGGAGGGAAAAACATAATTCCAAGCATCACGTTGCCCCACACAATAAAAAATCATTGCAGGTTGAGGATAGGATTGATACCCATCATGGGTTTTCATTTCTTTTCTGCTGTTTCTATCAAAATGTACAGATGTTGAATGAGCACCAGCCATCACACATGGTCGTTTAGTTAATCTTTTATAAGCGTCATAGGATTTCAATAACATCTGCAATGATTTTTCAGTAAATACTGCATTGTCATCGGTAAAAATTAAGCGTCGATGTCCATGATTCATATCAGCATGGCACTTCAATTGTTGACGAGCAAAAGATACTGATCCCAGTGGATTGTGATAAAACACATAGTGACAATCAGGATTTTCATCCATGAATTCTTGATAATCATCTATTTCTCGATGTTCAATTCCTACATATGTTCGCCAATCATTAAGGAAGGGCATTTTTTTAAATCCTTTTTGGATTCGATCTGCTCTTCCTTTAGTTGGAATCATGATGGCGTAATTCCATCCATCTTTTGATGATTGGAATCTCATGTTCTCCTCTTCAACGTTTTCTTTACAGAAGGTTTTGATTCACCAGAATTGGAATTAAATTTATTGTTAAAAGCATTAACAAAATTTTCGTATCCTTCTTCTGAAGAATTACCCATTGAAATTCTTCTGATTGATTCGCCTTTCCATTTGAATCGACCATCTAATCTGTGACCAGCAGATATGTCTTCATTTCCACCAATAACTAAAACTCTTTTATTGCCGTCGTAAGTAAAACATGCCCAAATATCAACTACCCCTTCAATAATTTCTGCTGCTTGTCGAGGCATTGTGCTGACTACGCGATGGTTGCTAGAACCATGACGGGTTTTTATTTCTCGTTCCATTGCATGGGAAATAAAAATGACTCCTTTGCCGGCTGACAAGAGTCGATGGATTTGTTGTTCAAATTCTTTTCGAATAGCTCTCCACCCCTTACCCCATTCTTCGTCGGCAGGATCATCAATCGCTAATTTAGCGCAAGCGTATCGTTCTGCAGATTTAAACGCTAAATCGACAGTATCAATCACGATAGTATCGAATCGTTTATCGCTCCTTATTTTAGTAATAGCTTTCTTGAATGTCCCCCAATCAGTAAATTCTGATTGATAGATTTCTAATGACCTTCCTCCCGGTTCAAACATCATGTGAAAGGCATTAGGAAATTGGGCTGATAACATGGTTTTACCGATTTTCTTTTCCCCAAACAATAGAACAATAAAATCACCAATCTTTGTTTTAGGAACGGATTTTTCTATTGGTAATTCAAATTCTTCTGAAGTTCGTCGTACTGAACTGCTACCAGATTTTTCTTGAGACGGACGTTGTTTTCTTACAACTGCCATATAACCCTCCTATTCAGTAGTGTGATATCCACAATTAATGTAGTCTGATCAAATCCGTATCCATTAAAAATCCATATTTTTCTTTCATAATGCATTAAATTTTTGGCCTTAATTCTTTAGGATAGAATCCATTCGTTTTTATCCATACAATCGAATCTCCATTCATACTGTCTGGGTGAAGAATAAAAAATGGATTTTGTAAACGTTTATGTGTTCTTTCTATTGAATCAATTGATTTATCAGCAGGCCACTTTAAATCAGGAGGCCACGATTCCAGTTGTGAAAATACAGATCGTTTTGCGCGGTCGCTGTGGGAACCCAAATATTTAGACAATAAGGGAGGGCATTTGATTTTTATCTCTCGTAACATTAACTGTGCAACACAGTTTATTTCCCAATCCATAACATGTTCCAAACGATTAGCGAGTACTCCTCTTAACGAGGGATACGTATAGCTGATATGGATATATGTCTGCGTTCCAATGGGAAGTAATCGACGTGCATCTTGCCACGGAATACCTGAATCAACCAAAGCTGCATACAATGCTTTACCTTGTTTAAGGTATTTTTCTATCGAATCTATTAGAGTTAATGATCTGTCTTTTGCAACATAATTCCCAATAGGTTCTGAATCATCAACACAACAATCATAAGGTTCTTCTTCAGGAGAAAGATTTTCTCCTTGGGGGTGCCGTACACATGCCCGTCTAATAGTTTCAGGTAATGTCCAGTTTCTGTGCCTCCAATCATTATCTCGTCCACCGTGCTGCATGACGGAAGCCCCGATACGTGTTCGGACTAATTGATGTGTACAGGCTCTTGAAACACCGTTAATCGTAAAAGCAAATGTGATTAATTCCAGGCATTGTTGCAGCGTTTTACCTTCAAAACATGATTCCACATATGCCAATTGTTGAGACGATAAATCTGAATCGCATTTTATTTGAGAAGGATTATCACCCCAATTGGATTGGAGTTGATTATAAAGTGTAGAATTTAAATTCTCTTGTGGACCCCATGTATTTAAAGTAACGTCTATAGATTCAGGTCCATATGTAATTCTGTTACAAGGATCTTGTCCTTTATGTACCCCATGAGGCCGATGTCCTGCATCAGCATAGTCTGACATTATTAGTCTCCTATCGGAATTTGTTGTAGTTTATTGACTAAACGTACTTTACTTGAAGGTTCTATGTTCAATATATTAGTTAAATTTTTCCCCTCTCTACACAACCAATACGCAGTAATATTGGCCGCATCGAATTTATTGACTGAAGATAAATCATTATCAACAGCAAACAAAGGATTTGGTAAATTTTCCACTACATGATCGGCTTTATCGTATGACCACCAGATAATGTCATATGGCAATTGTTCTCTTTCCAACCATGCAACAGTATCAGCGTAAAGATTGGGGTAACGATCTATCGGTCTACTGGTTAACAGAACAATGGTGATGTCATTTTTATGAATTTTAGTTAAAAACTCTTTTGCATCATCGAATACAGGCATAAATTCTTTGTATCCACTGATTCTGAATTGATGTTTTAAATCTTGCCATTGATGCGGATTCATAAATAAGTCTTTTCGAGTGATCGCGTCCATGTATCCTTTTTTTATTTTTTGTTTACATATTCTCAATGCGTCGTCAGTTTCTGTAAAATTATTTAATTCATAGAAATTTTCTAACCACAATAAAAATCCTCGATTGTGATCACATATCACTCCATCAATATCGATAACAGCTGTTTCACCATTTACATTTTTCAAGAATTCAGATGTCCGTCTCTGGCGAACTACCATTGATTTCTTCCAGAAAGAATCAATAAAATCTTTTTCCGTAAATCCCCATGCTTGGACAATCGTAATTAGATACTTAAAAACATCAATACATTCTGACAACGTTTGTTGGGGATTAGGTTTAATAGGAATATTGCGATGATGCTTCCAATGGACTGTGTTCAGTATTTCATTTAATTCCGACATAATACACAGAACCATATGTTGAGTTAAATCAGATTGTTCTTCGAAACCTTCTGGAAGATGTCTGAATAAATTATTAAAATCTTTTTGTTCTTTCCAGACATCTTTTAAATTCATTTTTTATCTTCCTTTACTTTCCATGAATACCCACAAACGTTACAGTAATATTCAATCCATAAAGAAGAATTAATAACTTTGTCTATCAACGATCCACTCTCTTTACACCTGGGACAAAAAATCATAATTTATCTGCCCATTTTCTAATTTGTTCGACTGTATTGTGGAGAAGCTCTTCTGGATCCCATCGAGCAAATCTTCCAAAACAAAATATATTTTGTTTTTCCAATAACTCCAACACAAATTCAGATGTGGGATTGGGGTAAATTTTTCCTGGTACTATTTTTCTGGTAGGAATTTTCCCCATTGATGACAATCCTTCATAATGTCGATAACCTTCTCGATCCGTAAATCGATAGGGAGCGATATCGGGATCTGATAAATAATTGACATACCAAATATTTTCTGCATATGGAGCTTCTAATGGACGATCTTCAATCCGAATAAAAATAGATCGGTATTGAAAGGGTCTAGTTCGTTCGACATGACACATTTCCATTAAAGCATAGAGAGGAATAGTGCTAATCAATATGTCGTAATTAATCTGAGCACCAGAAGCCAACATTAATTTTTTATCTTTAACAAAAATTTCTTTCACACGACATTCGTACCGTATCCGAGATTCTGGTAAAGAAATAATGTCGTATCCTGTCATCAATGGAGTGAATTGAGCATCCCAATGGACTTGATCAAATGTTTTTCCTATTTTTTCTTTATACCGTCTGATGGAATCATGTGTTGCTTCTTGACCATCGACATGAGTTATAACGCTGAATTTTTTACATTCAATATCAGGTAATTCTTCCCATAAATAATTAGCTCCATACATGCGTGTTAATTGCTTATTTTTTTTCGGAGGTTTACCCCAATCCAATATATGAGCCTCTGGAACATAGAATTGGAATAACCTACCTGATATACCGCCCCCAATAACTATGATTTCCATTACCACTCCTGTAATTCTCTAAACACAGACTCTCGTTTAAAGTAGTTTGATTTCTCATTTCTTAAGCATAAAGCTATAAATGGACAAACACCAAACTTGTTTTGACAATGGTTTGTATTTTTATAGTGACCAGATTTACCCGACCACCAAAGCAAAAAATCTGAAACCAAATCCTCTAATCCCATTTCAAATCGATCAATTTCTGTTGGATCAACTGACATTTCCATACGCACAAAATACCAATCAGGACGTTCTTTCACATCTTGCGTTATTCGATCTGCAAACGATTTAATTGATTCACTTTTACGTTGCCGTAATGAAGGACGACGAATAATGTTATACAGCAAACCGGAAGGATTTTTCTTATCAATGCGTCGTAACACTGACAGATAAATATTAGCTTGCATTTCAAATGGAAGAATATCAGCTAATATTTCTTCATCGATACGGGACTTAGTTTTTGTTTCAAATAACCATGTCCCTCCATTTTTCAACTGAAACGATCCATCAATTTTTCCTCGTAAAAATGTTTCATATTCAGTACCTTGACGATCTTTTACAGAAAATGGAACCTTGAATACTCCTTCGACCTTTTCCCATTTCAAATCTGTATAATCTTTATACCAATACTTAAAATAGGCGGGAAGCACACCTTCTGCCAACAGCAAACTAAGTTCAAGATATTCCAATTCCCGAGATCCTGCACGGGGATTATCCTCATGCCAGAGGGTTTCCACCTTTTTAATTAAATTCTTAATCTTCTTTTCGCCAGGAGGTTTTGTTAATTTTCCTGATCTAATATCGTCTCTTACCCATTCATCTATTTTATGAACAATGCTTCCAAACGTAAGAGCCATTGACGCAGATGTTGGAGTCCATCCTTTTAAATGCAATCGGGCTTTCTCTCGACAATCAAGAAACGTTGATAATAAAGAAAATGTAACTCCATCTGTTTTTGGATCATAGAATTTTTTCTTAATTTTTAATGTTTTTTCAGTCATGGTTATTTCCACCATCGATTTTTAAGTCTGGTTCTTTTTCAACGTGGACCGTCCATTGACTGGATAAAGCAGTCAATAATCCTGCTCCATATGTCAATGCCAATGCAATCATCTGTTCATTATCGTCATAAGGATTGGATTTCCATTGCATAGATAACCACACAGCAATTGCTACAAACACTGTCGCTATTAAATTTCCAATCATTGTCAGATTAATATTCATAGTTTCCTTTTATATGTAGTCTTAAAAATCACCAATAGCCCACAACCCGATTCCAATGGCATCCCATATATCTTTATAGGGATCAAATTGTTCTACAACATTGGGCATTCTTTTTTTAATACGTTGAATAACTATTTCTTTACTCAATTGCCCTTTCCATCCAGCAGGAGTAACAGTCCCATAATGAGGAATAACCATTGGATCATTCTTTAAAACAGTTGATGAACACGCATATCCTATTGACCCCACTAGATACGTTAATTTCTGTAAATCTCCTTTCTTCCATCCCATTGATCGAGACGGTGTTCCTTGGTATGCTGGTATCTCACACATTATCAATGGCGCACCAACGTCTTCAATAGATGGATTATTAGGCTCTGTAACTTGTTGACGAATCCATTCAGCAACTTCTAATGACAATATATGAGCTCTACTTTCAAATCTTTTTTTACCTGTTTGTTTTAATAACAATACGTTGGTTAAAACCTTATTCTGAAATAAGGCAATACCTGTTCCTCCAAATGCAGGGTCTATTCCAATAACATAATGGGGAGTGGGTTGTTTGACTATCGTTTTCATTGTTGTAAATCTGCAGGAAATATTCTATTCACTTTTTTTAAACCATGAGTTAATTTCCATTTATCAGCTAAATCGCTAATTAATGCCCTCATAAATTGTCGAGACGATATTCGTTTCCTTTTCAATATACGAATAACATCTTCATCAATCGATCCTTGTGAAATTAAATCTATCAACAATAGGGGTTTTGTTTTCTTAGGATGAACGATTCGATCTTCTGTTTGTGCTCTATCTTCACCGTCGTATGGATTGCTGTAATAAATCGCCGTATCAGCTGCAGAACAATCGAGTCCAAATCGACCACATTTAACTTGCATCGCCAATACTTGAACTGCATGGGATTGAAAAGCTTTTACAATTGATGGACGATCTTTTTTATCTATTTTTCCAGTAATGTACGCTACCTTTACACCCAGCTCACTTAACCGTTTAACTGCGGCCATCAATTCAGCATTAAACCGAAACCACACTAATACTTGTTCGTTCTGTAAATCTTCTTTCAACAACCGACATAATTCATTTAATTTTTTAGTTGAAAGATGAATTAATCCTTCAGGATCAAATCCTCCTGCCAAACGAGCCAACCATGTGATTTGAGAAACAACCCATTTGGTTTCTTTTCCTTCATATGCAAATTCATTTTTAACTTGTTTATATGCTTTCAATTGAGCAGTGTTCATTTCCACAATACGTTTTTGATACAGTTTTTTACTTCCTATATTAGCTTTATCTCTCGAAAGTCTATACGACAATCCATGTACTTCTCTTTTAATGGCATCAACTGATCCTGCACGGGGATGCCACTCCCACCCCCGTGCATCAGACGTAAAATACTTATGACGAAACATCCAAAAATTGTGAGACCCCATAAAACTGCCGTGCAAAAATGCCATCTGACAAAAATAATCCATTGGACCTTCTGGATCAGGTAGGCCCGTCAATACGGCTTTTCTTTGCACATTATTAAATGATGCCAAACAATATTTAGTAACACTGGCTTTTGGATTTCTAATTCGAGTGGATTCATCAAGAATCACTGCATTCCAATAATGTTCTTTTATCTCTTTCCCTAGAACACGTAATCCTTCATAATTAATTAAACACCATGCATCGGAAGGAGCAGATTGAAATTCTATCAACCGTTGTTTTTTTGTTCCATAAAGAAGGCGTATCCGATCTAAACTGATTCCATCTCCCTGCAGTTCATCCATCCACCCAGATAATGCTTCGACAGGGGCGACAATTAAAAACGGACCTGTTTGATCGGATAGCCATCGAATACAAACAAGGGTTTTACCTAATCGCATTTCCATAAATAGAGCAACACGAGAACGTTGCCGTGCGTATGACAACGCCTCGTGTTGATATGGAAATAACGATTTTCGTTTACGAAGAGTAAGAGACACTTTTATTCTTCTTCGTCTTCTTCCGTTGCATCGGTATTCAATGCCTCTTCATCTTCTTCTTCATCTTCTTCTTTAATTTTCTTTTTTCTTATTTCCGATTTGGAAATGGTTTTCTTGGTTGGTTTTTTTGAAGCTCGCTTGGGGGGACCGGAAGATGTCTTTTCCTTCTTGACAGGATTACCGTCTCGATCATATTCAAGAATTGGTTTCGCTGGTGCATCGTTCCCATGCTTACCTTTATTGAATACGGATCTTACGCTGGCCACGTCTTTGTCTGTATACGATTTGGCCTTTGGAAATTCATCACGCCACATTCTCGCAATCACTTTATCTGCTAGGTGATCCCTTTTATTTCCAGAAATGGTTTTATTTTGGAAATCCGATACGCTTAATCCAGAAGATTTTCCGATAAATCTGCTGCCCGTTTTCTTTGATGTTTTGGCAACGGACTTTGGTTTTGATGTAGCCTTCTTTTTTGCTGTTTTAGGCATTTTCACGATTTTTGCTTTACCCATTTTTTTTTTCTCCTGCGTTTTATGGTGAGGGGTGAATGGACAGTGTTTTTAGTTTTTTCAATAAATGTACTGCTGCGTAAAGACATACATCGCCATGCCTTTAGGTAATACCCGTGTGCTAATTTGGGACGGTTACAATTTTTACAGATTGGACCTCGATTGACGGTGGCCCAATTGTCAGTGTGGCGGGACATATTAAATACAGTCTTAAAACCTGAATCATTTATCAGGCACATATAAAATACATGATTTTTATATTAATGGCAATCGTTTTTTACCTGTGTGTTTATTGGATATTAGTAATTAACTGTAAATTGGCTTCATCAAAAACACTGTTTTCTAATAAAGTTCATCTCACAAATGGCACCCCCATACACGTACATTATAAGTACATAAAAAAAAAGATATACTTTAGATTTAAGGGTGAAGTGTGAAATATGGGGTAAATACCCCCTAGGGGGGGTCAAATGTGAGATGAATTATCAATCAGATGTTTTCCAAAATCCTACAACATTTCCATTAATATCCGATAGATACGATTGATCTTCTGGACCGATGGATGAAAATAGACATGACCGAGATAACTTTTGCATTAAATCAACAAGAATTCGATTTAATTCAATTAAATTCGGTACATCTTTAAAAGCCGCATTGTCCATATTGACCTCAATTTGAAATTTCATTTATTTTTTTATCCTTTTTTAAAGAATGTCAAAAACTTAGGGACTTTTTTACTACCCATGTCCGGTTGCCTTGTTCTGTTATCCTTTTTATTTATATAAAGATCTGAAATTCAGTCACGTAGACAAGTTTTATTCTTTCAATCGGATCAGCACACGCACCTCTACCCACTCGCACTCGCAGCCATGCGGTTCGTCAATCAGCAAGCCGCATCCCACGCAGAACTGTAGCATCGTCTCGTTGATCGGTGTGGGATCGATAGGTGATTCATCAGACATCAAGGTCATCCAGCATGGAGTAGTCCGGTTCGGGTGGCTCCCAGCCGCATGTCGGGCAGACCCACCCGGCCCCTTGCGCCTTCATCGGGGTATCGCAGGGGTCGCCGTCTGGTAAGTCAGCTTGACATTCAGGGGGCGGTTGCGGTGGGTCGAGAGGGGGTTCAGGCATCATTGGCATCTCCATGGTTTTCCTCCTCACATCTGAATAATGTCTTTAATATCATCTGTTCGATATCCCATAAGAATAATTTCTCTCACAACTTCACCTTCGGT